GGGAACAACTTCTTGACGATGTTTCATTCCCTATCGTGGCATGGATGCCGATACCCTCCCTGCCCGAAACAAACACCGAGAAGATATGAATGAACAGATACAAAAAGCATTGAGTCGGCTTAAAGAGTCGATTGCGGAGCTTGAAAGACTCGACAACTCCTATTGGAACGTCTGTTTAGGTACGAGCCACCTTAACGCTTATGCTGAACAAATAAGCAACGATGCCAAGACTCTGGCCGCACATTTAAAAGCATACGGCAAAAAATGAAGATCCTTGATTTAGTCCTCAAAGGCAAGTGGTACGACATGATCGCCAGCGGCGAAAAGCGAGAGGAATACCGTGAAATCAAACCGCATTGGGAGAAAAGACTTGTAGATTACAATGGTCTACGGAATTATTACCGCCAGAATCGTGAGGAGCTTGCCATCAAAAGGCTGATATTTCCGCATCGGCCGGTGATCGAGAATATCTGTGGCGCGTTCCCGCGAGGTTTTACCCATGTCCGCTTTCATCGCGGCTATACCTCTACCACCATGCTTTTCAAATGCGAGGGCATAACCATCGGCCACGGCAACCCCGCATGGGGTGCCCCCGAAGAAGAAGTATTCATCATCAAATTAGGAGAAAAAGTATGATTACAGAAACAATCTACACCCCATCTGACCTGCACCACGGCGTATGCGAGTGGTGCGGTGAGGAATCAGACGAAATCGTCACCACCGATGCCGGCGAGAAGTGCGTCGACTGCATCGAAGAGGACAAGTTTTACCAAGAAACAATGCATTATAGCCGCCATATGTATAATTGGTCTACTTAAAATATGACACAAATTGAATACAACCAGAAAAAGCGCAAGTGCTTTCTTGACTTCTGCAGGGAGCACGGATACTACCATGTAGATGCCATCATGCAAGGTGCATTTGGCTACGCTTTCGACCGCGCCTACGACCTCGGCAAGCAAGAAACTGACGCAGTGGGAGAGGAAATGCTTACGGTAATCTGTAAGCGAGCGCAGGAAATCTATCACTACAACGAGGATATTTTATCCCAAGACCCCACTCACAAAGGAGCAATCCTCTTGAAAAGTAAATTCCAAGAGCTTTTCGGCTCCAAGTGCCTGCCCGATGATGCAAATGACAATGCAAAAGAGAATAAGCCATCTAATGTTGACACCTTAGCTGACAATGTTGATAGCTTAGAGCAAAAAACGCCCAACTTGAACACAGACTGCCAGACTTGTACGGACGTCTGTTCAAGTAAAATCGACGAGCTGCGGCTGAGAATCGCTGCGCAGATGGTTCCCCATGTGATTGCCACCGTTCCACTCGCCGAAACTGACAAAGGCTATTGCCGTGCTGTGGCTGTACGAGCAAGGATATTGGCTGACGCTTTCATTGCCGAGTGCATGCACCCCACAGATAACAATTAACCCGGAGCGACATTGTGTCACTCCACAATACCTACACAAATATGGACAGATTTTTATTCCAGGACGTTGCGGACGTTAGAGAGCGCATTCAGCTCCTCCGCGATAACGCCGATGCCACGGAGGACTTGGGCTATACCAAGAACATCCCCGGGCCGGTCCTCGACCAGCTCAAAGATCAGCTCGTCGAGAATAATATCCAGTTGCGCGACGTGCGCGCCGACAAGAAAGCCGCCAACAAGGAGTTCAACGAACAGATCAAACACTTGGAGGAGCAGGGCGATGAGATGACCGGCAAACTCAAGAGCCGCACCGAATACGTCACCGAGTCTTGTTACAAGTTCGTGGAGGACGATCAGGTAGGCTATTACAACAACGAGGGTGTGCTGGTGTTTTCACGCCCGGCCCGTCCTGACGAACGACAGCCCAGACTGTTTGACAAGGCCGATTTCCACGGTGACAATCCCTACAAGCGCACCGGTACTGACGACTGATTACAAACCAATACCATTCTGAAAAATGGAAAAGACAATGAAAGAAGAAGTACGCGAGCAAATTAACGAAATGCTCGCCGATGGCATACTCCACAACAGCGGTGAAGTCGTAATCCGCGAGGGCGAGGCCGTGAAACTGCGTGAGCCGGTCAAGGTCGACATCACCGGCACCATCGACGCCCCGGCCCGATGGCTGGAGACGCGCCATGATTGCGTTACTGAAAAGAAATGCCACGTTGTGGTGAACCGCGAGGCCATGACCGTGAGTCTGCGATGCGACGAGAACAATCACTACGGCACTGTGATTACAGGCTGTCTGGAACTTTCTCCGGAGTATCGCCGGTTCGGCATCAACAGCGGCGAGTATGTCACGAACTTTGAACTTGCCGAACTCATCAAGATGAACCGCTCATATTTCGAGAGCAAGACCACGGCCATGAAACTTGTCACCGAACTGCAGAACTTCAAGGCTAAGGTCGACAAGGAGATCGAGCAGAGCGACAACAATCGTGGCGACCGTCGTATACTGGTCAATCAGGCTGTACAGCACAACCTGCCCGAGGCGTTTACGCTCATCCTGCCCGTGTTCAAAGGCGTGGCCGCCCAGACCCTGCAGGTTGAGGTCTATGTCAATCCCGCCGATCTCTCGTGCACGCTCGTCAGCCCGGAGGCAAACGATATCGTTGCCACCAGCCGCGACAGCCTCATCGACTCCGTGATTGAACGGATCAAGACCGTGACCCCCGACATTGTCGTAATCGAGAAATAACCGCGAAACGACCCGTCAAAGTCCGTCAGAAGTGTTAAAACGGCATTTCTGACGGTTCTTTGAGGGTTGAAATGACCCAAAAAAGTACGTTTCAAAAATCATGCCCCAGACTACAACCGTTCTGACCGAGATCATGGCGTTTATCCTCGGCCGTAAATACTACGCCAACATCATCCATACGCGTGGCACCAACAAATGCGAGGTGTCAAGTTTCATCTTTCTCAGCCGACGCGATGCCGATGCCCACCGTGATGCTCTCGATGATAACCGCTCATACCGGTTCGTAGAAACCGTGTCGTTCCGTTCGCGGCACGACTATTCCAACTTAACAACATACCAACGCTGATATATTGTATCTTCGCAACATGATCAGAAAACTCGTCGACTGGTGGCGGTATCGCCGCCATTTCGTGATAATGGATGCGGCAGACAGTTCGGTCACGTTCTCACGCGACCTTTTCCGGTATATCCGCCGGAAATATGCCACAGAGACCTCTCCGAAAGTATTCGTTTTCTTCATCCCGGCGTCGGGGATGTACGGCTTTGTCATCAACCGCGACATTGACCGGCCCACTCAGCTGGCCGACATCCAGTACAACGCGAAATACCGGTGCATCGGTTTTGAGAGCCTGAATCCAGCCGTCGCCAGAATCATGTATGACTATGGCCTCGGTGATATCTCGCACACGTGCCGTCTGTCGGTCTCACGTCATGTCGACGCATCCGGTAAAGAATATTTCCAGATAGAAAAGCCTGTAAAATGTTAGGTTCCCACAACACTCTTACGTATGCCGCCCCATGCTCTGTATGGGCACGGCTCGTGTCTTTTGTCTGGCGTTGCCAGTCTCAAGACATCGCGACACAGATTGCTCGCGGGACCCGCGCCTTTGACATCCGCGTGGCTTGGCACAAAGGCCGGTGGCGCGGGGCTCATGGTGTAGTCACGCTCGACATCTCTCCTCTCGAAGTCCTTTGGTATATCAATACCAATTGTAAAGGGGCATGTGTGCGGCTCATTCTTGAGCGAGGGCTTGATGACGGTTTTAGATTTCGTGCGCTCTGTAAAACAGTACAAAGTTTCTGCACCTATCTCCATTTCTTCGGAGGAAACTTCAAACCTGACTGGCGGCAGTTATATCGTTTTGATGACCCCGTCGGACTTGCCGCCGAGAAAACCCTTGAACAGCATGTGGGTTCCATGAAGTCATGGTGGGGGAAAATCTGCCCCCGACTGTGGGCCGCCACGCATCGCAATCTCCCTGAGTGGGCCGGGCAACCTGATACGCCGGTTCTGCTTGTCGACTTCATATAGCCTCATTGGCCGCGGTGTTCCGTTCGCACCGTGGCTCATCATTATAACATCCTCACTCCATCACATAATGATAAGACTTCTAAGCCATACCCGGCGCCCCGACATATCATTTCATCGCAACGGCACCATCCGCATTGCCGCGCGCGTGGCACACGCACTCTCCATATCGCCGGGTGACACAATAAACATCGCTGTTTCCGGCAATGAATACCTGCTCTATGCTTGTGCGCATTCTGCAACTGATACCACCGTCCGGTTTCAGGCACGCTGTTATCCCACCAAACGCCGTAGCCGTAACTACCGGGCACTCTCCGCATCTCTATGCCGTGCCCTGCTTGACTCCATCGGCCTGAGCGCACAGAGTGCCGCGTTCTTTACCGGTGAACCCCTGATGCGTGATGGTGCTGTTTATCTTCCCATTATAACCCGCTCACCCTTATGATACAGGAAATTGCTTACTCCGGCCTGTCGGCCACACCTGCCGACTACAACGCTCCCGACGGCGACCTCGCCCTCGCCATCAATCTCATCCCTGAAGACGGCGCACTCCGTCCCTTAGGCTCGCCGCATGTTTTGTTTCGCATACCTGTCGGCTGGCATATCATATATCGGCATAAATCATTGTCATATACAAATTTCATTATCGTAAATGCGAATAATGAGGTAGCATGGATTGGCGAACGCGACCTTACACCACATCCGATTATCTCTCTTGACCAGAATGTTGTCATACGTTCTGTTTGTGCTGTGGGCAACACTCTGGTGCTGGTACTCGATGATAGCGTGCAATATGCCTTATGGAAAGATGGCTCGTATATCAGCCTCGGTGACAGACCTCCGTTTGTGTCTATTGATTTCGGGCTGGAATCCTTGTCGCGCAGGGGGACAGACGAGTTTACACAGCGGGAGGAATGGACTGTGCCGGTTGAAGTCATACCGTTTACAGGCAATGATCATCCTGGTGCCACGACATCCAACCGCAAGATGGGAGCGACGGCAACACAGCTGAAGGAATTGACTGACATGGTCTATGGGCAGCTTCTTGCTTTGGCTGCTGAAAAAGTTAATGCCAATGGCCTGTTTTGGCAACCATTTTTCATACGCTATGCTTTTCGCATGTTTGATGGCAGTCATAATTGGGCCTCTCCGCCAATCCTAATGTTGCCGGATGTCAATGTTCCCGTAGTAACGGTTACAGATAAGGAAGATGCGGGTGAAAACGGATTCCGCAAAGTGGTTTCCACCTGCCATATAAATGCCATGCAGCTCAATGCTCGTATTATAGACAATGACCTTGATGCGCTTGCTCCCTGGGAAGACGTTATTGCAGGTATTGATGTGTTTGCATCTGCGCCTATATACACCTTTGATCAGAGTAAGAATATCCAGGCTCCTGGGTATCTGTCTCTGCACAATCTTTACAGTTTTGGCGCTCATCGCACCTTGCCGTCAGATGGTGATTATGACCGTGGTCGACCCGTGGATGTTGCATCTCGTGCCTCGGCGTCGACAAGTGAGTTTTTCGTGGGTCATTATGCGGAAAACGGAACTGACGAATACATTGACCATACAGTGGCAGGTGTCGCATCCGATTCCTATGCATGGTATATCCCGGCCAACGAAACGTTCAACGATAAGATAAAATCCACTTCTCTGTTTTACCGCATTGCTGAGATTGATTTCAAGGACATCAAGGGCGCCCCCACATTGGCGAAACTTAAACTTTCTACTGCCGCATTGACCAATATCACTTCATTGCCGACATTGAAAGATGATTACAAGTCACATGCCCGAATTCGATTCAATGGCTCATGCGCGTATAACTCTCGTATCAATCTGTTTGGAGATGTGGAGTATCCACCTGAACCATTCCCTATAAGGGCATCGATGGCGTATGGCAATGCTGGAACCAATCCGGTTGCCGTGACGGTGACCGTATGGAGCAGGCATGACGGCTATCGGTGCAAGGCTGTCAGGAATTGCATGTTGGCGTCTGATATGTTGCCTTCTCCGCAACAGAATTTGCCCCGATATATCTTTTATCCTGATGCGTCTGCATACAAGATGAAGATTGAGGCAGCAGGAATGAATGCAGTTATATTGGAACTGAAACCACATGATTTCTTGAATGGCGCTTACTATTATGGTGGCCTTTATCCCGGAGCGATAGTGTCAAATGCCACTGACGAGGATTCTCGGAATATAAATGACTCCTATCCTGTGAGCAACAAAATCTACACCTCAGAGGTTAACAACCCGTTCTATTTCCCACTGCAAGGCATAAATACAGTCGGAGCTGGGCGAGTGCTCGGTATCTGTTCGGCAGCAAAAGCTCTTTCCCAGGGACAGTTCGGGCAGTTCCCGCTGTATGCGTTTACCGACGAAGGTGTATGGGCCATGCAGGTGGCGGCCGACGGTACTTATTCTGCACGCCAGCCCATCACGCGTGACGTCTGTATCAATCCCGCCGGCATAACACAGATCGATTCGTCGGTTCTGTTTCCTACCGACCGCGGCATCATGCAGATCAGCGGCTCCGAAACACGGTGCCTTACCGATACCGTCAAGACCGACACCCCGTTTGACCTGCTGTCGTTGCCTCACATGAAATCTCTCCACGATGCGATGAGCCATCCCGCTATCGATTCGCCCGACCAACTCTGTGTGGCCACGTTGCCGTTCACTGAATTTATCAAGTCATGCCGTATGGTCTATGACTATCTTCATCAGCGCGTCGTGGTGTACAATCCGGATGTCAGATATGCCTACGTTCTTTCTTTGAAATCCGGCCAGTGGGGCATGATATATTCCAACATTGTCGACAATGTGAACTCGTACCCCGATGCTCTCGTCGTCGACAGTAGCGGCCATCTTGTCGACTTTTCGCTGTCACCCGTCAATACCGGGATGTCGCTGGCTGTGACTCGTCCGCTGAAACTCGGAATACCCGATGTGCTGAAAACCATCGATACCGTCATTCAACGGGGGCAGTTCGCGCGAGGGCACGTACAGACCGTCCTGTACGGGTCACGCGATCTCGTCTCATGGCACCTTGTCTGGTCAAGTACCGACCATTTTCTGCGGGGTTTTCATGGCACTCCTTACAAATATTTCCGCATAGCTCTGCTGTGCCGTTTACGTCCGGGTGAGGGGGTTACCGGAGCCACAGTGCGGTTCACTCCGCGCTTTACCAATCAGCCGCGATAACAACTTTGTAAAAAAGAAACTCCGCGGTGCACATCCCCGGCGGAGTTTCTTTTTTTGTGATGTCGCATGTCAGAACGGATGCGGCTTGCGCCTGACTGTGCCCAGCCGCGCCCGCAGGCTCGTGCGGATCTCGGTGGCCGCCTCCTCTGCCTTTTCGCGCCACGTCTTGGTCTTGGAGGGGTTGGTGATGCTCATCCAGTCGGCCACAGCCATACATACGATATACTCATGTATGAGTCGTTCAAGCAATATGAGCGTGGTCTGCGAGAACCCCTCCGGCACCGTCAGCACTATCGCGTATGTGGAGGGGGCCTTCATCCGGTTGTCAAGAACAGGCTTGTGAACCTCGTGCTTGGTGTAGGGATAGAGCATCTCCTTGCATTTGGCAACGGCAAGATCAATCTTGCGGCTCACGCGGTCGATGTTTCCCTCCTGGCCCACATCTGCCACCGTATGCCGGTTATGACTGTTCCCTGTTTCCATGACGCTCCCCTCGATATATGCATAGTTCTCTATGTCATATATCAGGCGGTCGCGTTTGAATGTCAGTATCGCGTTGGCCTTTCCCTCCTCTTTCTTCAACAGGCAGCTCATTGGGGCGGGGGATTAGTCGGTCGGACGTACCGGGCGGCTGCGTTTGCTCACCGCCTGGCGGATGGACTCAAGGCTCTTCTGCGCCAGCTCTACATATTGCGCGGCGTCGGCCTTGTTGGTCACGATATACCACTCGGCGATGGCCACGTTCTTCAGGTAGTCATGGATGGCCTCGCCGACGCCCGTGGTGGCAGCCTCGTTGAAGTTGCTGGGCATGGTGAGATTCAGCACGAGGTCATGTGTGCCGTCGAAGTGGCTGTTGTCGGTGGTGGTGCCGTTTTCGTTCAGGTACTCGGCAAGTTCGGTCTGCACTTCAGCAAAACCTTTCTTGATTGAGCGCAGAATCTTTTCACGGTTTTCCTCGTCCTCCGAGGCGAACATGCTCGCCACCTCTTTGTGGTTGTCTTTGTTCTGAATGGTGCGGCCACGCAGAAATGTCTCGTTCATGATGTCATAAAGCAACCATGAAATTTTGATGGTCGCCTTGACAGCTTTCTTTGCTCCGATAACTGTGTCTGGCATGATGTTGAATATTTATTGTTTTAGAATGTTTTAGTCACGCGGTACAGTGGGTTTCTTGCGGTTGTAGAGCAGACGCTCTGCTGTTGTAAGCAGTTCTGATGCCTGGGTAAGATATTCGCCGGCCTCTGCTTTGTTGGCGAACTTGAACCATTGGCCGATAATCCAGGCAATGAAAAAGCCTCGCAGTGTCGATTCTACACTGTCGGTCAGAGCCTTGTCAAACGACTTGCTCACTGAGATAACAGCCTCGTATGTGTCGCCGAAGTCGGTGCCTGACTCAAGCATACATTTCAGACGGTCGTTCGCTACGAGTATGGCCTCTTCCCAGAAACGACCCAGATTGGCGAGGTCGTCATCGGCCGCAAGTATGCGGTCGCGTGCCTCGTCGTCTCCTCCGACAAGTTTTGAGCCTGTATAGTCTGTGGCCTTGGCCACTTCCTCATATACCCGGCTTTTTTCAATTTCTATAGTGATGGTTTCCATTACTGAGGATTTACTGAATAGGGTTCCCGGCGATGTCATGGTATGTCCCGTAGTGAACGAGGGCCACGAACAGGGCACCTGCAAGGGCGCCGACGACATCCCAGGCGAGGTCCCAAATGCAGAAGTGGTTGCCTTTCTGGAGGGCGCCCAGAATCTCGCGGCCGATGCCGAAGAAGATGGCCACGATGAAAGCGATGAGAGCGACAGGCCATGCCGACAGGGAAGTGAACGATGTCAGCAGAATGCCCGTGATGAGGGCGATTACGAACTCGGCGAGGACGTGCTTGACCTTGTCAAAGCCGCCTTTGTCATTGCAGATTTTTGTCATGATTTTGTTGGTTTTAATGGTTGGTTAATACGGTTTGTTATTCGGTGAGCGCCTCGGACTCGTCTGTGGGGTCTGTCGGCGTTTCGGCGCGTTCCTGCTCTTCGCGGAGGCGGCGTTCGGCCTCGCGGCGCTCGTTCTCAAGGCGCAGAGCCTCGCGGTAGGCGTCGGCCTCGTCGGCAGAGATTTCGCGCCAGCGGGAGGGTGAGTCGGTGGCGGCGAGATAGACGGGCTGGTCGGTGACGATGCGGTCTGTAATGGCGATGTCGTCGTCGGACTGGGTGAGGAACTGCCCCTCGGCGGGGGCGATGATGGTCACGGGAATCTGTTTCTGGGTTGTTTCCATTGAAAGTTATGGGGTTTATGTAAGTTATGCGATTGTGAAACCTTTGGCGGTGATGGCGGCGATTTCCTCTGCGGTCAGCGCGGCCTTTGAGGCCGCTGACAGCCGCACGGTCGCCGGGGTCATTCCCGCCGCGGCACGGTCGTAAGAGTCGGTCAGCAGGGAGTTGACGAGCGACTGGCGCGCCTCCTCTGAACCGGTGCCCCACTTCAGCGCACATGCAAAATCGGGATAGCTCGCGAGCTCGCTCTGCCCTAAGTTGATGACGCGCATGTATGTGAGTTGATACTGCGGAAAACGTACGTCGCCGCCGAAGAGGTGCCCGTCGGTTACCCGGGCGAAATTCAGCCCCTCCACCCGCCGGATTTTGCCTGTCTGGTTGTTGGGCTTGAGCATGCCGTCCACCAGTTTCGGCGCGCAGGCCGAGTAATCGGGCACATATACGAGATCCTCCCCGAACACCAGGAAGTCTTTCATATTTTCAAGCTGAGGCATGTCTATCTTCGGCCCATGGGTGATATTGAAGTTCCAGCCCAGCATACCCGCGGTATTTTTCACTCCCCGTGCGGTAATGGTTTCGGCTGACAGGTCACCCGAGACATCAGACAAATGATACAGACTGTCGATATTACCCACATTGTCGGGGAAATCCTTTACGGGCAACCTGTTGCCAATATTCTTGCAACCGGAGAACAGACGGAGCACCTGCATGTTCGGCTGCTCGGTATTGAATATCACCCCGGGGAACTCATCGGGTATGCGGCTGTTGGTGAAATACTGCCACACCTCGGTCTGCCGTGACAGGTCAATCGGATGACCGGGCAGTTTCTCAAGCGACGAGAGGCCGGTGTAAGGGCCGTCGCGGTTCGTGACGCCCGACCAGTCGAAATCGGGCAAACGCTTGATTTTGTTACCGGCATCCCACCCGAACGCATAGGCGTTATTCTTGACCTTTGACGTGTCCAGCAGAGGCACAAAGGCGATGTTACGGGCGTTTCGCAGCATGCGGTTGACGTCGGTGACATTAGAGGTATCGAGTTTCGGAAAGAGCACAATCTGCTGATCGTCCTGATATGCTCTTGCCAGCGATGTCGTGGCGGGATCCCAGGCGTCGAGAATTTCTTTGGCGTAGTCGATGTCGGCCTGTGTGATACCGGGCACATCCTCGATGCACTCCTCGATTTCGGTGGGGGTGTAGCGCAGGGTGGCGAGCTGTTCGCGCAGGGCAACGCCATGATCGGCGGCGTCAATGCCGGTGGCCACGAGCATGTCTACGGTCTCGGCGGCCTCGGTCTCGTCATAGCCGATGGCCACAAGCCGGGCCATGAGGCCGGGGCGTTCATGATAGCGCCAGACCGAAAGCTCAAGGACATGGATTCGGTCGGCGTTGTCGGCCGCAAGCGTGGATGTGTTATCGAGATTCTCAGAGAGCTGCGACACTGTCTGGCTCAGCTCCCATACCGTCTGCGTCATATCGGCGAGGCTGGCCGACAGCTCATTCACGCGCTGTCTGAGCCATCGGGTCGACATTCCTGCCGGGTTGTCTGAATTTGCTGACATTTTTCAGATATATCGTTTTGTTTTTAAGGAATTTGTTTGTAAATTTGTGGTGCCACTTTCATGGTTCAGCGCTATCCGTTTGGACTGATGCGTTTGCCCGGGAACGTGGCTTTTTTCATGTCCGTACCTGACGTGCCGGGCGGATTGTGATGTCAGAGGCGTAAGCGCTTAGTCTGAACCGACGCAGGTCGACATGGAAATACGCCCATTCCGAGCGGCGGTTGCCTCTGACGCGCCGCATGCGCATCAGAAAACTGTTGCGGTTTATCAGCATGCCTGCGCAGCGGCGCCAGCGCCATTGCCGGTCGTTGCGCAGGTGGCGCCATTTCCGGAGAAGACCAATGCCGACACGTCTGGTCTTACTCCCCGTACCGTGACGCCGTTTCAGCCACAGCTCTGCCTGAAAGCCTCGATACGGGCAATCTACATAACATGCGTAAGAACCCCGCATCTCCATTAGGGTGTTCTCGCGCGCCTCTCGCAGGGTGGGCGGCTGCACTGTCTCAGGTGCCGGGCGGGCCGACGTCTGATAGAATATTTTATGGTTATCGGCGTCATAGCGGACTCCGATAAAAGCAGTATTGTTGCCCTCACACATGCCGCCGTCTGAATCGAGGTACAGTCTCGCACTCACGCGCCCGGCATAGTCCGGATCAAACTCGCCGATGTTGAACACCACACAGTTGCCAATGATTTCTGCATTGACCTCTTCGCCCGCCGCGTCGTAGACCTCCACACCGGTTACGGCCTCGGCCAACGGCACGATATGTTCTATGCCGAATTTACAATACAGCCCCTCAAGCGATACCCGGTTTTCACCGCTGTGTATAGGCAGACGGATGAACCCGCGGTCGAGGTACACCAGCCCCGGGTGTGCGTTGACGGATGGCGTGCGGCTGACGAGCCGCTGGTTCGGGTTCTGCTCGATGGCCACGTTGACAAGTTCGCGGCCCGTGTAGCGGTAGACGGTGCGGCCGCAGATGAACAGGCGGTCGGTGTTGGCGATGATGCGTCCGTCCGCGGCATAGATGTTGTATGGGCCGTCGGCAGGGTCAATTGCCTCACAGCCTCCGTCTGCTCCTTTCCTGAAAAAGAAGTCATAATCACGGAACCGGTCAAAATATATTATCCCGACGACAGGGTTGGGGTCTCCATAATCTCCGAACCTGAAGGGTAGCGGCTGTGTCATTACTGCCGACTGATCGGTCTGCGGAAGTGATACCGGAAGATAGAAATCAATAGTCGGGGAGTCAGTCCAGGCGTCGCCACGGCCTGTTATCAGTTCTATACAGGTCTTTTTCTTTGCCACTATCCGCTGGTCACCATCAGGATATATGGTGCGCGGGAGTTTCAACGTCATCTCAATCGTCAATGCCCCCGGCGTCAGATTGTGGTTATCGACTATCACACGCAATTTGCCCCCCTCGACCATGCAGTTTTCGGTTACGTCCTTTCGGTACTTCGCCGTATAGGCGCCTTGGCTGAATCCGGCGAGTTTGGGGCACCATTCCTCCCCGTCAAGTTCATCAAGCCACCCGGTGATGAGCCGTATGTCAAGTTCGATGTCGCGAGGCATTCCCACTGGCTTGCCGTCGCAGTCAAACAACCTGATGAAGAAATCAAAATCCGACCGATGGTTTATTCTCATTGTGGTGCAATTAGGTAAAGTTATTCTATCTCTTTCGGCGCCATAGCCTTATCCCTGCAGTCAGCAGACCGACTGCTACTGCGCCCAGGGCGAAACCACCGAAATCCATCTTGACCTGTTCCCAGCGCGAGAGTCCGCGCTCGACAGGGTACGGCACCGGGCGGTCACGGTATACGATGCTGTCACGCTCAAATGATTTCACGGGCACTTGTGCAGGCAGTTCCACCGGCTTGTTTTCGAGGGTGTGATGGAGGCGTCCGAGCGAATCGAGCCAGGCGTCAGACCGGGCCACGTCAGTTTCAAGGTGACTTGTAGTATCGGCAGTCACGTTCTCGACCGACTGCGCCGGCACCGGCACCGTGACGGTGACCGTGTCGACACGCTCTATATAGCGCGTCTCGATTACCGTCTCCCCTTCCAGGGGCACATACACCTTGCGGGTACAGCCGGTGGTGAGGATGGCGGTGAGGAAGAGTGCTGTCAGCAGAGTTACGAGGTGCCTCATATGTCGAAACCGTCGAAGGTGATGGCGTTGACGCGGTTGGTCCATCCGGCAAGGAATTTCTTCTGCGTGGGATCGGCCCTCACGATGCGGGTGTGGAAGTTGTGACGCGCCGCTTTCAGCCGGTCGAAAAGCTCGTGCTGGTCGGGGTAGCTGTTTACGGCGTTGAGCGTCATCGGGCCGACGATGCCGTCGTCAGGTACGTCAAGCACACGCTGGGGATAGATGATACCCTTGACTCCCGAGCCCCACACCCAGTCGACGAGCATGTTGGCAACGGCCTGGGTGTTGATGTCGTCGGCGTGCCAGCGGTTCCAGAACATAGAGCGGCATATGTCGAGCCATTCGGCCGCAGTCATTGCGCGCAGGTCAACAGTGGTTGTTGTCTTGTAGCCTTTACTGCGGCGGTAGGTGGTGTATGTGGCCAGCGTCACGCCCAAGAGCGTGGGGCCACCCTTGTCGCCCGGCACCACGACGTATGCGTGTTTCATCCCTTTGGCGCGGATGAACATCTCGTCCGGCGGCAGGGTCATGTACTTTTCGGGCAGCCCTACCTCACGGTTGAGGATGAAAGGCATCAGTTTTTCAAGTTGTGCCATTGTCGGTTTCGGTTTTGATTGTTTTGGTTTCAGTGGATTCGAGAGAGTCGGCGGCGATTCTGGAACGGCGGCGGAGCAGTTTCCAGAAGTCGAACCGCCACGGCAGTCCCTTGTACTGGAGATAATTGTTTATACATGATGACAGCTCGATACCGTAGATGAAAAAGAGCACGCCGAGCGACGCAACAGGCTTGCCGATTTCCGTTCCGACTGTCCGCCACAGCAGTTCGGCCACCGTGACCCAGCCAAGGTAGTCGACGGTCTTGTTGACCGTCCGGCGCCAGGCCCGGGAAAAGCGTATCTCCTCGCCGCGCACGCGGGCGGCCTTGATGCCGAAACGCAGGTCGTTGAGCACAAGCGCCAGCCCGAGTACGAGCCACCAGGCGAGGTGCCCGTAGAATCCGGCGATTGCCACGCTGAGGCCGGCGAACGCCGATGTAAACAGACTTGTGTGACTGTATTCCATTGTCAAGCGGTTGTGAAAGTTATCTGTTTGGCCGTAGCGGCCGCCGTAAGCTCGTCAGGGATTCGTGCGAACGCCTCGGCGTGGAGTGTAATGGTTATCGGTTCGGTGTTGGCCGCCTTGTCGACGATAAGCATAAGCGACTCAAGGCTCAGCTTACTGCAGTATTGCAGGTCGAGCGACTTCGTGAGGCCAATAAGCTCAAGTTTCTCAAGGTTCGGACACACAAAGCAGTCAGAGGTGAACGTAGTGCTTGAATTCACTTTCAGATAGAGAATCTGTTTGACGTCGCCCCGGAAACGCAGTCCATAACCGCTTGCCGGCACTGAGCCATAAGGCTGTATGTCGAAAGCGATTACAGTCATTGCAGAAAACTGGAAATCTGCGCACCGGCCGGCATTTCCATTGTGATTCGTAACTCGCAGGGGCAATATGTGTTTCGCAAGGCTGAATTCCAATCCTTTCTCCCACAGCATTTCGTGATCGGTGATTGCCTTGAGCCGCATTGCCTCGCGGGCCTCGGCATACGTCACCGGCTCGCCGTACAGCGTAAGTGTCCCTGTGGCCTCATCGTAACCGGTGTACTGGCGCTTGTCGTAAGCGCCTCGGGTCTCGCCGGCCTCCAGCCAATCGGCGATAAACTCATCTGGTAATGCCAGCTTATGTTTCAGAGTCATGATACTTTGGCCCTGCTGACTGAGGGTCGTATCAATGTCAGCCATCCGTTCCTCGTGGCGAGCCACGCGCGACTGCAGGTAGCCGACATTCTGCTCTGCCTCCAGCAGTTTCGCAAGCTCGTCCTTGGTAAAACCGACACGGAAGAAGGCGTCACTTCCCGGGTCAAAAGCATATATTTCTCCACGGTTGTCGGTGCCGTCAAGCAGATACAAGCGGTCAGACAGAGGAAACTCGTCCTGATCCTTGAACATCTCCCAGCCCTTCCAGAACTTGTAATATGAAGTGACACCATTCTCGGTATCTTTGAGGTAGAAAGTCGGCTCGGACTCGTCGTAGACGACATGACCTACAAACTTACGTGTGTCCGATCCAGTCTTAATACTCCCTGCAGGAGGTGTCTCGAACCCGTCGAAGACCATGACGCCGCGGCTTAGGATGAAATCCGAATTGATGCGTCCGTCATCCCCCAGCGTGACAAACGTGCCGGGGCGCCCGTAGTCTTCTGAGTCGGGCGACGATCCACGTAGCGTCTGGCATAGGGCCCAGTAATTGTTGGCTGCGTTAATGAGGTTCTTCCACCCCGAGAGTGTCGTTCCCGGTTTGTAGCCGACAAGCTGCGCAATCTGATTCAGTTCATAGAGGGCGCCATTGTTTCCAGAGCCATTACCGTTGAGCGTAACTGACAACTCATCAATATCATCATCGTGTATCCTCACGGTATTCTGCAACTCCGCGACAGCCGCCTGATATGTGCGCAGATCGATGGTCATCTCGCCGGCGGTTCTGCCGGTCGGATGCCATGCACCACCTGCTGCAACATACAGCGGCGCCGGTAGCGTGTCGCCCACTAACGCGCACCACCCAGCCTGTGGCTGCGGGTAAGCCTGTTCGAGTGCATCAAGCGTGGCAAAAAGTCCTTTGTTGGCACCGCGCACGTTGCGGGCATCAAGCCACCCGTTCACAATGAGATCGTGGTCTATGGTTGCCGCTCCTTTCACGCGTGCATTCCCGCCGATGGTGGTATGGCGACCGACCGACACGTCACCGCTTATATGCTTTGTCTGTACCGCACACATATCTCTATTCAAATATCGAGGTTGACAGATTCATCAGGTTTGTCGAGTTCTCGTTTTCCCCATAAGTGGCCGCGACAAGGGCAGCAGTCATGTACACCACAGCCTGGTAGCATCGCTCACTGATGTCAATGCCGTCATCGCCGTCGATGCGAGGGTAGGGCAGATAACTGCCACGTTCCACTGTGGCCGATTTGTTATTGCACGAATAGAACTCCAGGGCTTTCCCTTCCGGACGGTTGACAAGGGCGCACACCGGTTTCTGCACGTTCCCCCGGATTCCCTTGTAACGTGACGACTGGCGACCGTAACGCGGGTCATCCGCGCTGATGGGATTATATACCGTCCGCTCCCAGTCGCTCATCCTGAAAGCAATCAGACGCATGAAGTCATCGGGAAGAAGTACCCAACCGCTGTCATGATCGCCCCAGTAGACCGCATCACCGAAAGTATGCCCCTCTTCAAGAAATGCCGCCGGGGCGTGACGCTCGACACGTCGGGCCGCATCCTCGATTTTAGAGCGTATCACCTCTTCCAGCGACAGTGTGTCCACCTCCCCCTCTGCGACAAGGGGAGTGCTCACATTGTTCTGATCCAGCGCCACCCTTACGTCGCGCAATATGTCGGTCACTTGGTAAATCATGCCTTATATGCCCTTAAACTCGATGCCATGGGCGGCGGCAGTCTCTTTGATGCTCTTGAGTGATTTCAGTTTTGTACGACTTACGCCGAAGTGTTCTGCAAGATAGGCTTTGGCTGCGTCAGGGTCGCTGACCACTACGGTTTTCAGTCCATTCTCGTTGACCTCCGGGTCTGCGGCCTCTGTACCGTCTGTGTCACTTGTTGACTCGTCGGCATTTTCGCCTGTTGTTGAGGCGGCATTTTCGACCTGGGGGATAGTGGGGAAATTTGTAGTCTCTATGTTGTCAGATGCCGGTTTGGGTGTAGGTTTGGTGACTTTGGGCTTGGGCGCAAGATTTTTGTCTGACTGGAAATGGGGGTCAATTTTGAAAAGGGTACCGTATTTATAATGACGCTCCATCGCCTCCTGAATATCGACGTCCTCGGTATAGAACACGCTCCCGCCGCCAGTCTGCGCACTGAAAGCGATATGACGGTTTGCCCCGGATTTCAACACCACATTTATGCTTACGTTGGTCGTGGCCGAATATTTCTTTATCATTGTTGACTTGTAGTTTATTAGGGCGAGGGGCAGACTGTCGTGTCGGCCCCTCGCCAGATGGTATTACTCTGTTATGCTCCTGTTGTAGGAGGCTGTGCCAGACGCATGCGGGCATGTGCGTTCGCATAGCGCAGGTAAATGCAGGCCACCTCCTGAATCACTACTGCATCGGTATTTCTGATACCTGCCTTTTTCAGGTCAAGCACGTTGCGGGCCCACGATACATGCGTGCGCTTGGAAAGATACTCGGGATCCATCGCGAAACCGCAGTCCGACATGCCATTGGCGTCAAACAGTTCATGGTGGATGGTCAGCACTTCGCCGAAATCAGTGTCCCATGACTTGAATTTCAGGTTCCACACCTCCACCGTATCTTTCAGACGGAATTTCTCGCTCTTGATTTTCGAGAAAGCCGAAAGCATTTCGGAACCGCAGAACAGAATCTTACGTTTGTTGCCGATACCCGTGCCGACAAAAAGGTCTTTGGTGATGTCTACAAGATTGTCGTCGGTGATGACTGCACATTTCTTGTCAGCATCCCATACGCCTACCTCGATGTCTTTCCCGGCCATGTACCAGATACCTCCGGTAAACCAGGTGTTCATGCCCTCCTTGGCAACATGCTTGATCACATTCTTCACACCGAAAAGATAGGTGTTTTCCTGCGAAAGTCGCATGTCGTAGATGCCGTCTTCCTCGATGTCTGAGAACGACCAGTTTACCTCCTTGGCCGCAATCTTGTCGAAGGTCGATTGCTCGACCTGAATCATGAAGTTCTGGCAATACTGTGTCTCGGGCATGGGGATGTTGTTGAATCGGCCTGTCTGCACGTCAAGCTCACCGCATGCCTTGCCCATGCGTACAAGCGTGGTGCCCGAGGGAATTGCCGGCACGAGTGTGGCGTACTTGGTGGTCGAGTCAAGGTTGCCGTTCACGGCATATACTGTGGGCATGTTAGTCGAGGGGTCTTTACCGCACACGCACAGCACCAGGTCGGGCACATTGTCACTGCCGGTAGGGTAGGCTACCCCCTTGTCGTCGTACATGCCTTTCACGCCGACAACACGGATTGTATCGTCAAGCGTGAACATGTTGGCGTCATCAACCGGCAGGGTGATTGAGGCCCCGGTGGTCTGCGCGGTAACGGCCTTGTTGGTCTTGCATGAAATCGGGCGTGTCCCCACGCTGTAGTATTTCACCTCGAACGATGACGAGGACGACGCCTTGGCGTAACGCGAAATCTGGTCGATAGGCGTCGCCATCGGGCGAATCTTTACAATACGCTTGTCAATCTCCTGAAGATAGAAATTCGGGTCGCCGTCCGCACGCCCCTGGGTCTCCGTGGCGATACCATCAGTGCCCCCTGTGGCATCCGCTCCGGCAGAGATCTTCCCTGCATCCGGCAGGTCGCTCGCGGCAGCCATGTAGACTCCCGAGCTTGCGCCCGCCACAAAGGCGAGCATGCTCAGCATGAAACTGAGCAGAAAACGAGTCGCTTTTTTTACTGTTTTCATCTGGTTGTGATTTGTGTTGGTTAAAAATTTGTTTTGGTTGCTTGTCAGCGTTTTATCGGGGTACGTTTTTCACCGCCGCGCTCGAAGATATTGGCAGTGCCGTCTCCGTAGCGTTCAATGGCGCCCAAGTCCGGCATATCAGGTTTTCGGCGGCCGCCACCGTTTTTCCCGTCGAGTTGGGCGGTACCGTCGCCACGCTGAGGTTTGCGCAGATGCTCGGTCACTTTTGTGTTTTTACCGCGCACCTCACCCTCGGCACTGGCTTGGGCCACATCATTGTCATAGTTCTGGGCCTTGATGGCCATGGCGATTGTCTCAGGCGTGAATTTACCCAGCATGGCATCCTTGGCAATGGTTATCAGCCATTCCATGGCCTGGTCGACCTGTTCGTCACTCAGACCCTGCTCCTGTTGGGCTTTCTCGAGTTCGGCAAGCGATGTCGCGAGGTTTGTGGAATATGTTTCCTCGTATTCCTTTTCCTTGGCCACCCGCTCCATATACTCCTTGTTGGCCTCGGCGATGGCATCCTGTTTCTCCGGGTCGTCGATAGCGTACTTGATATCCTCGCCATAAAGGCGTATCAGATTGATTGCCGGGTCAACTCCCTCTTTCCAATCCATCATCAGACGTGCCGAGCGCGGGTCGGAGGTGAACATGTCCGAGAACTTCCCCTCGCGCTCTTCATAGCCAGCAAGCTTTGCGTCGTAATCGTCGTAATCGTCGTAAATCCGACCGAATAACTGCTCGTCATCATCGAATTGCGCCTCGGGATGTTTGCCGCGCAGACGCTCTAACGTGAGGTCGCGTTTGCTTTTAACTGTTTCGTTATCAGGCATAATTATAATATCTGTTTATATGTGCGGTAGTTTCCTTCGCAAATATACTTTCAATTCTGCCAGGGTATGTTTTATCTTTTTCCGCTTAATCGCAAAATTTGTAAAAGAGATAAACCAAATTTCACAGACTTGTAAATCGACCAATGAAATACTTCGGCGACAAAAGCGAATACCACAGTGAGCGGTCGCGCGACCTGCTTGATGCGTATTTCCGGTATCTGAAAACGTGCACGCATGTTTCGCGTACTGAAACATTCAAAGGTGTGGCGCAGATGCCGGCCACCCGTTTCTGGGTGTCAAAGAACCGTGCCGCTGTTGTAGTGGCCCGCATTATGCGCGGGGATAAATTGAGACACATGCGGCCGAACAAACGAGAGATGTTTTTCGAGATTCACCGCCGGGTAATGGCGTTGAGTCGTGTGCGCCCTGCCTGGTCTATACGTCGATTGGTCGAAACGGTGATAGCGCAACCTGCCCCGAAATTCTATCTCTCGCCGGGGAGTGCGCGTGCCATAATCCTTAAGGCAAAAAAACAATGGTTTGCAGAAAAATCGAAAAGACTGCGGGACTGCTCATCGCGCTATTCATTGTAACATCCGCTCTGATATATGTGCCGGAATGGGAAACAGTAGGCATCTCCCGGAATTGTCATATACTCCAGCGGCTGGGTTATTCTTTCTTCCATACCTCGTTGGTGCATGCGGCGGTAAATGCCTGGTGTCTGCTGTCAATACTCTTTCTGTATGATGTTTCATGGCGCCGTATCGGGTGCGCTTATGTCATCGCCATAACAGTCCCAGGCTTTGTGCTGTCCACGGTGCCAACTGTGGGCCTCTCGGCCTTATGTTTCGCTCTGATGGGTTCAATTGCGTTTCAGGTGAGACGTAAACTCTATTACAACGGGTGTATGGCGGTGTATATCGTCATCGGTATGGTTCTGCCGTCTGTCAATGGCTGGATTCATCTCTACTGTTATCAGGCCGGATTGTTGGTTGGGTTTTTAAATATGCCGGTACCATGCAGAAAGAAGTAGCCGAAATACTCGGAATCAATCAGGAAAGACTTGACGAGATACACGCCCCGTTCAATCCGGTTACAGGCAAAGGGTCGGTAGGCGAGCGCTTTGAATGCTTTATTGAAGACTTTCCGATAAAACGCCAATGGCTGCCGGGCACCATGCGTAATGTTCCGTTGGTACGTCAGCTCATGGCCGCGGGGTCTCTTGAGGCATTTCTATGCGATACCCTCGGCATGGAGTACGATGACGAGGATGACTATGAGGCCGACAGGCTGAAAGTCGTCGAGCAGTTCGTGCGCATACGCTCCCGTCACGATTTCCCATTCTGGGCGGCCACGTATGTTTGGATCAAGAACAAAGGCGGCGGTGAAGACGTGCTGTTCCGTCTTACGCGTCCACAACGTCATTTTGTCGAGCGGCTCGAAGAAAAGCGTCTCGTCGGCAAGCCTATTCGCCTCATTCTCTTGAAAGCCCGCCAGTGGGGCGGCTCTACGACATCACAGCTATACATGGCGTGGCTGCAGCTTGTGCACAAGGTCGGCCTGAACTCGCTGATTATCGCACATCAGACATCCGGCTCGGATGAGATACGCGACATGTTCAACCGTATGCTCGACCGCTACCCCGTGGAGATGCTGTACCGGTTGGGTGCCGAACATGACCGCAATGAGCCTAAGCTTGTCGGTGTCGGCATGTCGGGTCTTATCCATGCCGTGCCGCAACGCAACTGCAAGATAAAGATAGGCACAGCCAAGAACCCTGACTCGTGCCGTGGCGGCGACTACAATCTCGTTCACTGTTCGGAAGTGGGAATATGGGAGAAGACCGAGAAGAAATCCCCCGAGGATATTGTGCGCTCGGCATGTTCCGGCGTCCTGTATAAACCATACACAATGATAGTCTATGAGTCCACGGCCAACGGAACGGGCAACTTTTTCCAGACTGAATACGATGCCGCCAAGAAAGGGAAATCGCAGTTTGAGTCAATGTTCGTCTCATGGTTCGACATTGACCAGTATTCACTCGATTTTGACAGTGAGGAAGAAAAGCGCGCTTTTGCAAAATGGCTTTATGACAACAGGGAAAACGAAAACACTGCCTCCAACCGTGAGGAACCGGGGCGATATCTCTGGTGGCTATGGAAAAAGGGTGCTACACTTGAGGCGATAAACTGGTATATACTGGAGCGTGCCAAATCCAATGACCATGCCATCATGGCATCGGAATATCCCTCGGACGATGTCGAGGCTTTCGTACACTCCGGTACGCGCGTCTTTGACAAATATCGCGTCGAGGCATTAAAATCGACATGCAGACCCCCTCTGCAGGTCGGGGATGTATATGCCGACTTCGACGAGGGCAAGAAAGCTCTGCAGAATCTCCGGTTCCGCGAGGATCGCCAAGGACTGCTTTGGGTGTGGGCCCATCCCGAAATTGATCCCGAGGAAAAAGTGACCGACCGGTATCTGACGGTAGTCGATGTCGGTGGCCGTTCCCACAAGGCCGACTGGTCGGTGATTGCTGTATTCGACCGCCTGTTCATGGCCGAGGGGGGCAAACCGGTTGTCGTGGCCCAATGGTATGGGCACATCGACATAGACCTTCTCGCATGGAAAGCCGCGCAGATTGCCGCCTATTACGACAACTCTCTTCTCGTCATCGAAAGCAACACACTTGAGACGCATGACCGCGAGCGTGCTGTCGACGGTGATCAGTCTCAGTTCATTCTGAATCAAGTGAAGGATGTCTATCCCAATCTGTATGAACGCAAGCAACCCGAAGAGGCTATTGTCGAGGGTGCGCCGAAACGATACGGTTTTCACACCAATGTAGCCACAAAACCGATGATTATTTCAACATTGGTCAAGGTCATACGCGAGGCCATGTATGTCGAGCGCGATGAACGTTGCCTCTCTGAATACAACTTTTACGAGAAAAAGCAAAACGGGTCTTTTGGCGCCATTGTCGGTGAGCATGACGACCTGCTCATGACCCGCGCAATTGGCCTTCATATCTGTTTCTACGAAATGGATCTGCCGAAAATCATTCCTCTGAAAAAGAAATCCAAGGGTAGCCGCCACAAACCGATTTCCGCCGCTACCTTCTGATAACTTAAACTTAACGACATGAATATCTTCAGAAAATTCAAGGCAAGCCTCCGCCTCCGCGAGGCAATAAAGATGGCCGACAAGGCTTACCGTCAGTCAGGCCAACGCTACTACGTCATGCCCCAGCATGGCACCGGCGGCAGGAAACTCATTGTAATGGACCGTTTCAATTTTCGGCGCCTCAAGATGAAACACTACATCCATCACAACGCCCGCGTCGCAGACCTCGTACGCGAATGTTTCTATTGCACACCCTATCGTGACGGCAACCAGTTCCTGGCCCCCGCCGACCGCAAGAAGAAAGTCATCCAATACTTCGCCTGGGTCGAGGCCGACCGCAAAGCAACCAGACATCGCCGCAAAATAATGAAACAGCGGCGCAAAACCGCTGCAAACCGTTCCGGGAATACCCCCGATAAACAGGTTTGTTCCCGCTCTTGAACTTCAGTTCAAGGATAAAAAAGATGGCGAGTCACCTTACGGCAACCCGCCATCTTTTTCTTTTGCCTGATGTCATGTCGCCATCCTCGCTTGTGGGTTCATCAGCATCTGACGTGCGGCCAGAACATTCTGCATGTTCGCCCCGGCTTGTACCTGCTGTTGCATCTGTGGTGACATCGCCTCGGGAATCTGTCCCTGTTCCAGCTGTTCTTTCTGACTGCGGATTGACTGCAGCAGGTCGTCGGCGAACGGGAAGTCGCCATGCTCCAGAAGTTGTTCGACTGAAATTGCCTGAGCCTGCCACAACTGCATGAGTATGTCATTGGCCATCTGTCGGAATGCCGGGGTATTGGTGCTTTCGACGATAGAGAGGTCGAAGTCAACATCACGGATGGTCTTGGGGTCATACTCCACCCACGCATTCTTGCCGACAATATTGAATATGCGTTTGGTGTCGTAGAACTGCTGCATATTCTTCACATCCTTTATCGCGCCATCTTTGACGAAATAACTGAAACTGTCGAGCAGGTCAAGCAGAGAAGTCGTGGCGTTCTGAGTCTGCTGGTTGTACATGGCCGCGCTCTGGTTTGCATACCCCGGTTTCCCCTGCAAGGCCCCGTTCACGCCGGATATGTCCTCAAAGAACTTCAGTTGTAAGTTCAGAAGTTCAGTGATTCCTATCTGCGTCGAATTGTTGGCAATCTGTTGCGGCGCCGGCACACCGGGCTTGGGCCGGTAATATACGATACCGTCGAAACGGCCCCATTCCTCGGCAATCTCATCCATGCTCATGCCTTCCGGCTCGCACCCCTCCGGGAACAGCAGTACACCTTTGGCGCTCGCACGCATGATGAAGTCATACAGCGTTATCAGGCGGTTTGTGTACCGCTGCTGGTCAATGACGTCTGCTACAAAGCTGTGAATCTCGCCGTCGATGAACGGGTATGCCTTGAACACATACGGATGGCTTTTATGCTCGTAGGGCGTCTCTCCCTCCTTGAGAATCTGCCCGAAGGGTGTCAGGTAGTAATAATACCAGTAGTGGTCTATCATCCATGTGGCCTTGATCAGCGGTATCTCATCTTCATCCATACCCGCCGCGCGTCCACGGGCGATACGCTCCTGGTTCACCTCCCACACCATCTGCTGATAATCCTCCAGGTCGATTTTATAGACATCGCCGTTGTTGAGGTCATGGCACCGGTAACGGGGTTTCGCCTCCTTGCGCCAAACCTCTATCACACGGCAGCGTGTCGGGTCGCTCGTGAACAGAAATTCATAGTTCTCAAGACGCGAGTACCCGAAACGCTCGGCATAGTTGGCGATATACTGCTTGTTGTGGGCGAACGTGTAAATCTCTTTGAAACGCCGGTAATCGTCGGGACTTTCGGCAAACTGCGCGCACAGTGTCTCGAACGAGACATCGTGTACTTCACCCAGGCATGACACATCCCATCCGCGGAAATCGCGCATGTTGTTGTCTATAAAGAAATTATTGGGGTTCACATAGTCCGTCCAGCAATCCATCTTCTCGTTGCGCCATCCGTATGATTTCCGGTGCACTATCAGACCGCCGATCAGAAACTCCTCCATGGTACGGGCATAGACCTCGGTCATGCGGTTCAGCTGCATGTTGCACTGCAGTATTGTCGTCATGGTCTCGCCGAGTTTCTGTTCGTCGCGGTCACGGGCATAGCAGGTGGGCTCCTTTGCCTGACTTCTGTAAACACCTAATACATTGCGCACAAGACGCCTGATAAGGTTATTCTTCAGCGGCACGCTACCCTGTTTCCCGATATATTCCTCCTCCGTCATGGAACAGCCGTCCACGTCGATCACATCCTTCCACTGGTCGCCGTAGCAGTAACGCTTGTTGCGCTCACGGTCACGCCTGAACTGGTCCATGCAGTTCCAGTAGTGTTGTGCCTCCATCAGCACGTCAAACGCCCGTCTGTCGCCCCGGCTCCGTGCAGAGGCGACGGTGTCCATTCCGCCATCGGTATCCGCGGGGCGCACACGGCTCATGCGGTATAGCTTGTCTTTTGACATTGTAGTTCGTTTTAGAGAGGGTAATGCTTATCGGTGTAAAGTTACACCATATAAGCATTACCCGTTGTTTAACTATTCCTGTTTGGCGTTTTCAAATTTGATGCCGTGGTTCTTTTCGAGATACCTGACATACTCGTCGCTGAGTTGTCCCGATTCATACAGTTGCCTGAAATATCCTGCGGGGTCGTGTAGAGCGTTAACAAGCTGTCGCTTAAGTGTAAATGTCGCCTTTTCGAGTTCTGTCTGTTTCTGTTTATCCGTCTCCTGGGCAAGTGCATTCTGACTTGCATTGATGTCGGCCCTGAAATCATCGAAAATCTCATGGCGCAGAAATTCCGGCGAGTTCTCGAGAAAGTCAATTTTTTCGGCATAGCCGAGTACACCGTTACTGTCGGCATTGGTGTATTTGCGCCAGCGCCTGCCGGTCTCCTCATACTCCTCCTTATACTTGAAGTATTCATTCTGGAGTTTTCGGTTTGCCGTGCGCTCGTCACCCGACTTGATAAGACGGTTGACCACTGGCATGTTGCGCCACTCGAATTCTCTGTTGCCGGCGGCTGTCTCGATTGACTTCTTCACCTTGTCCGGAAAAGAGAACACTCCCCCGAATGTGCCGTTTAGCAGGTATTCGATCTTGGCCGGGTTGATGTCGATGGCACCCTTCGTGAAGTCATCTCCGCCGGAGGTCTCATTGAGCCATTTGGCAAAGGCAACGAGGTGCTTGTCTGTACTCGCGTATGCTTTCGTCCACTCAGGGTCGTTCTTGTTGAACGGCGTGTCTTTGTAGACCGGCATACCGGTCCAACTCCTGTTCATGATGTAAGCCTCGGTAAACGGTTTGGCGGCACTCGGTATGAACGGCGTGAAACCTCCGCCTCCCTCAAGCATGTCTATAGGCAATATCTGCGAGACCTGTGCGGCCATCTGATATCCGAGTTCGGTATTGCTGTAATGCTCGTTGCCGCTGATTACACCGTGAGCAAGTTCGCCCATCCCGTATATGGCCCTGTACTCAATAGGCAGCGGGATGGTTATCCATTGACCGCCCGCACGGAAACAAATGTTTGACCGACGCACATATTCCGGTAGATTGTAGTATGCGTTCTTGTCGTCATCGTCGCCGTCACCTCCTCCCGCCATCTGGGCAAGCATCGGTATGACATATCCCAGGGTGAACATCGCGGATGCTCCGGCCATAAATTTGCCGGGATGCCGTTTAGCTTGCCGACCGAAATTGGTCATGCCTTGAATACCCGCATTCCAGAACACATACATCAGACGGCCACCCCCGCCGAGATAGGCACCGGCTTTGCCGAGTGTGGTCTGACCGTTGGCATTGACCATCTTGCCGCCACTGCCTTTCTTGTTGAAGTTCACGCTGACCTCTTTGGCGTCATAGACCGCGCGGTCTATCTTACGGCCAAACTCACGTGAGGTAACGAAAGCGGCGAAACGGGCGCAGTTTTCTGCAGAGCGGTTCAGCAGGTCAAGCTGCATGCCGAGTGCTGTCCACACCTTGCGGCCGACACTGCCCTGCTTTTTCAGCTCTGCGGCCACGGCTCTTTTATGGCTTTCTATATCACGGATATTGGTGTAACCGGTCTCGCCGCCGTTTTTCATGAACTGGTAGAACATGCTCTCGGCGGGTTTGCTCATGTCGAGTGTCCCTTTCTCCCATTTGCCGAGAAGACGGCGCATGGCAACTGGGTTGAATCGGGCGAAATTCCTATGGAACCGGAGCGCATAGCGGGGACTCTCCTTGATCCATGTCATGCAGTTGGAGTAGAGCATGTCGCGGAAGAAGTTCCCGACGACGAAGTCAGGGTTGCGAGTTGTATAGAACGCCGACAGCTGACGGTTGACCCAGGTGCCGGCTTTGAGCATGTTGCCGACAACGCCGTTCTGATCTACATCCGGGTTGGTAAGGCCGTTGAGCGCCTGGGCGGCGCGGGGATTGCCGTTCACCGTGGCCACGAATGTGCGGCCGTTTCGTTTGATGAGAACCTGATGCTCCTTAAGATTGCCGCGCACAACCTTATATGGGATGTGCTGGGCCTCCCGCCCTTTCTTGTATTTGTCGGGGTTGGCAGTCCGCAGCGCCTCCATGCGTTGCTCGAAAGCCTCGACTTTTTGCTCTACTTCCTCTGCGGTGTCGGAGTCCCTGACGTCGGCAAACACGGGTCTCCATTCACCGTTGACATCATCGTATTCAAGCCAGAGGTCGTGAACACTCACGGCATCGCTGGGGTGATTGAGCACAAAGTTGAGAAACCGCTGTTTCATGAGGTTGCGGTTGCCCTGGCGTATCGCATCGTCGGCCATCATACCTATTGTAGCAATAGGGTCGTCAGCCATGCTCTTACGGCCATGTGCTTTTTTCATGATGTTCCCGCCGAGGGGGCCATCTTTGCTCATAAGATAACCGTAGACCTGCTCGCTGGTGGTCTCGTCCCACCCGCGCAGGGGGATATAATACTGGTACATCCCGAGTATCTTCCCGTAAGTTTCCTTACTGATGATACCCGAAAGGAACACTTTTTCAAGAGTGGCCTTGGTAGCGTTATTGACCGCCTGCCACAAGGGTGCGGTGTCAACCATGCTCTCATAGTCATCTACCCACTGTCGTGCGGTGGCCTCTGCACTTTGCCAGTCAGGTTCGCCGGTCAGTCCGATCAGACCGGCAAAGTCACGGTCGGTGTTTTCGCCGTTGGCGGATGCCTCTTTGCGCATGTACTCGTTACGCTCAAGGCCGTGCTTGGCCATGAGGTAATCGGTCAGATCCTTCCGTTTGCGCTGATTGGCACCGGCTATGCGGCCTATCTCTTTCAACAGCGGTTTCATGTAGCGCAGGTAGTATTCATGCTGCTCGCCGGCATTCATACTGCTCATGCGGTTCTCAAACAGATAGGCGTTCTCAAAACCGGCGACATCCTCAATCCTCGTTTTCCTGCCGAGGATTGCACGATAGAGTTCTTTCAGACCCAGCATGCTGTCTTGAACAGCCTCCTTGACCTGGTACCCGTCTGACGCGCATATCCTGTTGTATGTGTCGCGGGCAGTCACACGGTCACGGGGCGTAAAATCGCCGGGCCGGAACAAATCTTCCTCCTCGATTGTTGGATTCTCAAAGTTTTCTACTATCTTTGCAGCATTATCCAGGTCAAGATAGTCAAAGGCCACGGGATTCATCCGGAGCTTGGCTATTACAGCCTGGATTTCTTTTTTACCATCAACCCGGAGTAGTTTTCCCTCGTTTATCCAGTTTACCCACTCATGGTTGTTTTTGGGAAATACGTTCCTGATGCTGTTTATTTCTAAAGAGCGTCCTTTTACTGTAGGATTTATAGACAGCCCTACGAGAAATTGTCTGCCATTATCTTCTATCCCGATAATGAGATTTTGAGCTTTGTTTTTCTCCCCGTATGCAAATATTGCCCATGGTTGCTGTATTGCCTTTACCAGATTCTTCACTGTCGCAAGGCTGTATTTATGCCTGTCGAGATTAGATTTGATGTTCAATACTTTTGCAGACAGCCTTATGGGAAGGTTCTCTATGCCGGTAGATCGAAGATATTTGGATGGCATGCCCATTTCATAGACGTGCCCTTCGGGTAGACTACCGTCTATCTGTTGTTGCAGCTCTTGGTTAAACCGATCGTTAACCTCATCGATATTATTGGGTTCGGCGGCATATTCTGCCTCGATGCCTTTTTCGGCATAGTTGCCGACTTTCAGCTCTGCCTGTTTGGCTACGTCAGCGGCCTCACCCAATATGCTGCGGTATAGCCCCGGTTCTGCGAGATTTTCGTAACTGCGCCACAGTATGTACCGCAGTTCGTTGTCAGTCAGCACAACACCGGTCTTGTCACGGAATCCCTCGAAACCTATGCTTTCGAGCATGTCAAGGAACAGGCTCTTGATTTTCGTCCACCAGCCGCCATAGCTTTTCGCCTCGGCAAAATTGGTATCTTCGGCAAGACCGGCAAGATACTCCTCGGTGGCGGTGCGGAAGTTCCAGCCGTTTTGAGCGGCCATTTTGGCAATCTTGCGGCGTATGCTCTCGTCGGCACTCTCATACACGTTATCAAGGAACGTGTCGAACTGTTTTCCGAACAGTTTGCGCAGTCCGTAATGGGCCACCGCCTCATGCAACAAGGTCTGCTCCACATCTATGGTGCTGGCATTATTAGGAATCACGATGGTGATTTTCCCCGTGCGTTTGTTGTAGAAACCCTTCGCCTTTGCCCGGTTTCCCTTCAGCTGAGAAACGTCGGTCACAATCTCGAGTTGGCTTTTGTCAAGGTGCAGCTTGCTTGCAAGCTCCTCAACACGCTTTACCATACGCGCACGTTCCTGGGCGGCAAACTCAGCCTGACGTTTCCGGCTGAAACGGTTTTTGCCCAAGGCCTTTGAAACGGGGTCGTTAGCATACGAAACCTCCGCGTCGCTGTATGCCCCGTATCCGTCACCCTTACGGTTGACTACCTCTGAGTCGCGTCCTCGTTCTCCTCGTCTTCCGTCTCGTCCCAGATCTGAGCCAGTTTCAGCAGTTGACCGCCTGAATCCGTCAGTGCTGGCCTCGGCTCCTCCATGGCTTCTTCCTCCTCCAGTATGGCCGCTATTTTCGGATTGTATGGCGGAGTGAAGTGCCGATACGCGGTGCGTTCTGTTTTCGTTGTTGTCTGAGCTGTGCTCTTTTCCATAAAGATGATTTATGATGTTGGTCTGTAAATATTCTGCGGTATCGTGGCTGACAGCAGACAGGATTCTGTTGAGCCTGGTCGGTTTGGCCATGCCCCAGCTTACGGTGTAAGCGAAGAATTCCTCATCGTGCATGTCGACGGGGTTGGATTCCTGTATGGCACTATAAACGCGCGCAAACAATTGGCTGCCGGTGTCATGGGCCAACAGACTTTCTCTGAAGTCACGCATGGCGCGGGCGCTCTTTTCGCGGTCGGCAAGAGTGTCTACTGTTGCATGAATGTTTTCATGATTCAACAGTGTTTCTACAGAGGTTGTGCCGCGGTCGACTCCTGCAAAGATATATATTTTCTTCCCTCTTTTGAAATATACTGCCGGGATTTCGCCTGTCCTGATTATGTCAGTGAGTTCTGCGGCCTCGTCTTCCATGAGATCCAGGGCGCCGATATCATCGGCAGAAATGACTTCAAGCGGTGCGCTGACATGCTTTGTCAGATACCCCTCGACCTCCTTTCGCATTTCCGCATCCAGTTTCTCAAGCCCGCTGTGGTGTCTTTCCACCTCCGCCAGTGGGAGATTTTTACTCGCGTCAAGCAGTTTCTTGCCCGGATCGTAGGATTTCTCAACTCCTTGCAGTAACTTTGCAACCGCAATAGAGTTGTTAGAGGTCATTGCCAAAGGTTCGCCGCTGTCATTTATGGCACCGTCGGAAGGCGCTTCTAACAGCTCTATTTGTGTTACTTCGTAGCTGTGCGCCAAGGGACTTCTGTTGGAGTCTTCATATTCGCGCAGCGTAGTTTTTACACGATAGGCTACCCCATCGATATTCACGGCCCCGTAGAACCGATGTACCAATGATTCAGTATTTATTGCGTTACCTGCACCTCTTTCTCCATCATGTTTCTTATAATCCGGATGCACTTCGGCCTCAATACTTGCCGATATTATCTCAGGCAGTTGCTTCAGCGCTGCAAGGTGTACCCCGATATTCTCACTCTTCGCTGTTGCAGAACGAGATACATATTTCTCCACAGCATCATTGGAGATTGAATATTCAAATTCTTCACCTCTGCTGTCTGTCGCTGTGTGAATACCCACAATATGCTCTTTCGCCCACTTCTCGGCTGTCTGCAGTGCCTGCTTGCCCGTCCCGGTGAAGTCGTGTCGCGGCACGTCCACTATGCGTACTTCGGCCTCGTTGAGCCCCGGCATGACAACGCCCCTCTCCGCCACGGCCTGATCACGCATGGCGTCGAAGTCCTCGCGCCCACGTGCCATCGCCGCATGAAACTGTGCAACTTCGTCTTTATCAACGTGCGCACGGCCCATCTGACCCTCGTCCTCAGCAATCCAGGCTATTTCATCAACAGAAACCTCTGCGGTGTATACGTGGCCTCCCCCGGCATAATCCTCCGCATTCATGCGGCTCGGCGTAACAAACGTTCCGGTCTTTATCGGCTTACTGCTGTATACGGTTATCCTGCCTGACCTCTTGGCCTCACGCAACATGTCTATATCTGTGTCGGGATAAGAAAGGCTTCCGTATTCCTCCCACGACTTCTCGGCCTCGGTAAGAATCTCGTCAAATGTCCTCACATCCCCGCGCGAGCGTATGCCTGTATGGTAATCATCCTCCATCGGATTCGCTTCCATGGCCGCACGCGCATTATCTCCGCGCATTATCTCTGTCCGCGGATTCAGTCCCTCGGCAAGATCCCGCAGCGTCATGTTGTTGAAATCCTCAAGCGATAACTCCTTGAGATCCGTACCGCTCCACTGCGACAGCGTAGCCTTCAAACTCTTGAACATATCAGAAAGCCATCGTCTGACTTCCTCCACAAGCGTTACTGTCTCGGCAACAGCCATCGGGCCCTCCTTGCGGGCGCCCGCAATCATCTTGCCAAGAATCTCGGTTCCGTGCGCCCCGACAAGCCGTGAATGAACTTCGCTGGCCACGGCATCCTCGTCATCACGGATGTTGGCATAGTTAGGGTCGTTAATCACCTCATCCCATACCGGCGTCTGTTTCATCAGCACCTTGCCACGATTCCACAGTTCCGGATTCTCACGGCGCACCATATCGTCCCACAGGTGGGTGTACTCATGCAACGGTGTCTCCCGATTCATTGCGTCACGATTCAGATAAATCTTGCCGCCGACAGTCCAACCATATACCGTGCCCGACGGTGTATGGAATAAACGGGCATCACCGCCATTGTTCCGTATCTCCTCGACAGTTCCCATGGAACTGTCAAGTGAGAACGGCCTGTCGGCAAGTACATCATCCACTCCGTTGACAATTGCCGAGACTACATCTCCGGGGCGTGCCTCAAATACCGACAGGGGAATGACAGCCTCTGTGAATTCGATAGCACTGCCCGGAACGTCATAACGCTTTCGCTCAATCACTATGCTCATATTCCGGTCAGCGTCATCCTGCGCAAAGTTATTGCCGTTTGCCCGATGATCCGACAGTCGCACGGCCACTGTGTTCCCATTGTCTGTACGCAATACAGTGTAGCGACTGCCCCCTTTGGAATCCATAGTCAGTAAACGGCCAAGATCTTTGATGGCTGTCTGTACGCTTTCTGTGTTTACCCAATAGTCGCCATTTTTGTATTTGGCAATTTTATTTTTGGCACTTAGGGTTTTATTTTTTAATTTTGTCTCATATTCTTTTGAGGCAGCGCGGTTTGAGGAAGAATTTCCGCTGATAGAAAGAAGTACACTCCCCGAGATCAGTTTCTCATTAGCGCGATTCGGCTGATCTGCGACGGGAGTATTTTTTTGCCCAAGCATTTCCCGGACCTCAGCGTCACTTACCTCCACGACTTCGGTTCCGATACTTTCCACAAGTCCTTTGGCCGTTTCATATGCCAGAGTATCTTGCTTGGCTGCACCACCGACACTAAAAGGTACAACTTCGCCAGTCGAAGACGCATCCCGCTCAGCCTCGGTCATTTCAGATGTCGGTTCTACTTTTCGTTCCAAATCGGCATTCTGGTCATACCATTCCGATGTAGTTTCACCGAGATGTACCATTGCCTCTGCCTGGAGTGAATCCCGCACGCCCTCTAAATCTGCCTCACGGTCGGCCATGGCATCATCGGCCTCTTTCTGCGCCTTAAGACGCTTGACGCTCTTGTAGTCGGCAAAGGGTTTGGTCTTGCGGTGGCTGCTCTCAATCCATGAACTCATTTAAACTTTTGTGATTTGTGAATTTTATTAAGAAATACCACAGCAAA